GGCTCAATTATCTGGTCTGACTAATCAGATGCGCTCATTAGGGAGTACAGGTGCTGGTAGAGATGCTTTGGCCGGTTTGGAAAGCCAATATAACTCTTTGTTGGCCATGGGCATGCAAGCGTTCAACATGGGACAGGGTTCTGGCCGTCTAGCAGGCGGTGGCGGTGGCGCCTACATAGAGGATCTTCAAACCTCTGGTGACGTCATCGTTCCTATATCCTTTAACAGCAATCAAGACAAGACTGAATCCGAATACACTGGCAGCGCTGAATCAAACATAACTTCTGGTCAAGAAGTATATGCGATGATGGCAGCACAAATCTTTGGTGCAAGAGAAGCCCTTATGGGACTTGATATGACCATCCGCGGAGACCCTTATTGGCTCAGTAATATTGGCCAGGCACCTGGTCCAGCTGCTCTTGGAGCAGATTATTTCCTAGGTGACAATGCATTGGTTATTGAGTTCTATTTCCCACAAGGAATTGATGAGGCATCTGGTGCACCTATTTTGTTACCAGCAAATTTATACTCTGGTATTTACGTTGTTACTGAGGTAATAAGTAAGTTCTCTGGTGGTAAATTTACCCAACAATTATTGGGTTATAGAAACCTAAACACGGCACTTCAGGCCACTCCAACTGGCGCCGCCGCAGGTGGTGGATCTGGTATTTCTGGCGGTGGTGGCTTTAGTGGTAGTCTCGCAGGTACCCCTGGTGGTCGTGGTGATGCTATGCCAACTAACAGCTATCCCGTGGTAAGCAATCCAATACCATCCCAGGCCGATTCAACACAGATAGATGTTATTCCCATTCCCGGGGGTAGATGATGTCAATGGAGGGATTCTTTAAAGCGATTGTTAAGGACAACCGAGACAAAACCGGCAACGGCCGTGTCCGTTTGTATATACCTGCATTTGGTGGCGACCCAACAGATGAAAACATCTGGTACACGGCAAGTCCAGTGAGTCCATATGCGGGCCAAACCGATCCCTACGGGAATACCAAGGGTGGCAAGCAAGAAGTCCAATCACAAGATTCCTATGGTGTTTGGAACAATTCTTATCACCCAGATAATGAAGTGATTGTGTCATTTGTTGATGGTAAACCAAACTCTCCCGTTATAGTTGGATCCGTTTTTGGTCAAAATATGACCTCTGCAATTGCAGGATATCCTTCAAATAAATCAACAAACGGCAAAGTTGGTGGTGTCAACCCACCGACTGTGGAATACAATAAACGGGATGAAGATATTAACCCACGTAGTCCGGAACGTCCTCGTCGTGAGTTACTTACAAGTAGACTTTGGCAACAGGGATTGTTCAAGGATTTCCTCCGTGGGCAAATGGATACCTCACCAATGCGCGATTTGGTTCCACAATTCCAAAGCTTTAAAACCCCAGGCGGCGCAATATTTGCTATGGACGATGGTAAAGTTGGACAGGGTGGTGCTGGTACGGGTTCACAAGTGGCAGCTCAAGGTGGATCCTCACCATATATGCGAATGCGCACTAGAGGCGGCGCCCAGTTTATGATGAACTCCAACTGTGGCTTCATTTACATGAACAGCAAAAGTGGATCTTCTTGGGCTCAGATAGCTAATAATGGCATTCAATTCTACACTGCTGGTGATCTTAATACCCGTGCGCAAGCTGGGTATAATCAACGCTCCGATGGCACCCACAATATTGAAGTCCTAGGCGATATGAACATTCGATCCGTGGGTGCAGTTGGCATTGAAACGGATGCAGGCTTTCATAACAAAACAGAAGCCAATTACTCAGTTACAACCGCCGGTGATCACTCAATTAAATCCGTTGGTGACCAAAAATATGATTCGGGTTCTGATTATAACGAGAACGCTGGAGGTAACATATATGAGGATGCTGGCGGGACCGTCCTAAGTAATACTGGTGCTGCATTGTCCGCAGAGTCTGCCCTAGTGATTGGGCAATCCACTGCTATTGATCGATCTCTCACAATGGACCCGAACACTACAGTCAGTGAAGGATTATCAGCGGCTGGACCAACAACTGCCGCAGGTGGCTCCACAACAATCCCACAGGGTGATTTTGTTACGCATGAGCCTTGGGCCAACCAGCCCGGAGCCTGTGGTAAACCTGCAAGTGGTTCAGAAGAAGGAACCGGCGAAGATACTGAAACACAACCCAATGGCGATGGTACGGAAGAGGAAGTTCCTGTTGAAGATTCACCACAAGGCCCAACAGATGCTGGCCCAGGTGATGTGGTTGAAGATATGGACCGTGCTCATGTGGTGGGAGAATTTGGTGAAGATCGTGGCTCACACGCCCATGGTGGCATTGATATCGTGTACGAGGGCGGTGGCCTAATCAATGGAGCCAATGCTAACGCAGCTCAAGCTGGTACTGTTACTAGTGTGGGCACCATGGGTGGATACGGTAAAACTGTTCAAATCACACATGGTAATGGGTTAGTGACCCAATACTCTCACTTGAGTGGATATAATGTGCAGGTTGGTCAACAGGTGGGTGCTGGCACACCGATTGGTTCTGTTGGTTCAACTGGACACTCGCAGGGTCCGCATTTGCACTTTGAAACACTAGTTAATGGCACCCGTGTTAATCCTACTTCAATATATCCACAGCTTGGGAACTTGCCACGAAGATGATAACACCAGGTGCTTACAAGGGTATAGTCAAGGATAACAAGGACAAAATGGGTATGGGCCGTGTTCGTGTCTATATACCTGCATTCGGTGGTGATCCAACCGATGAAAACCATTGGTACACTGTAAGTTATATGAGCCCGCAGGCCGGGCAAACAAATCCATATCAAAACACTAAGGGTGGCAAGCAAGAACAACAAACACAGGATTCCTATGGTTCTTGGCAAACCGGATACGATATGGAAAATGAAGTCGTTGTGAACTTTATGAGTGGCAACCCGAATAGCGGAATGGTAATGGGTGGGGTATTCCAACAGAATATGACCCAATCCATTGCTGGATTTGCTCGTGCTGAAACACATCAAGGCCAAAATATGCCTGCGTTTGAATACAACAAACGCGATGATGAAATTAATCCTAGAGCCCCTGTTAGACCCAGAAACGAACGACTATATCGTCAGCTATCCAAACAGGGCCTTCTTGGGGATGCTGAACGTGGAAATATCAGTACCTCACCCCACCGTGATCCAGTATCTCAGTTCATGAGTATGAAAACCCCAAGAGGAAGTTCGTTTATTTTAGATGATGGTAAAATGGATCCCAACGCGGGTGCTGGTCTGTCAACTCGACAATATGCCAGACAACCAGAAGGCGGCGGGTCTATGATTCGTATGCGAACCGAGGGTGGCGCCCAGATGATAATGAATGATGACTGCGGGTATATCCACATGACGTCATCTGATGGTGCATCTTGGGCGCAGTTAACGGATAACGGTGTTCAATACTTTACCGAGGGTTCAATAGCCATGCGAGTCCAGGGCAACTATAACATGCGTGTGGATGGTAACTACGCAAGTGAAACACTCGGTGAAACCTCGTTCAAGGTCGGTGGTACCTTCAACATTACAACGGACGGCGGCTACAACGTTAGAGATAATGGCGATGGCATCAAATTAGAGGCTGTTGGCTTCTATGGTATGAAAACAGAAACCAATAGTATTCAAGAATCCGAAGGGATAATCTCACAAAAAGCCGCGGGTAATATCGTGAAACATGCGGCGGTCATTATGAAGAACACCGAAACCGGCTATGTAGCTGAAGAAGTTGCACCTTTACAAATTGGCCAAGCAGTTGATCGGCAACAGATAACAACGGATTCTGGCGTTGAGCGACAACAGACAACACGATCGGACACTACTTTGCCTGATGGTGGACTAACAGGGCATGAACCCTGGGCTGGTCAGGGACAGGCCTGTGGTAAACCTACGGAGCCATCCGAAGCACAGGAAGCCATTGATGATGCTGTTGAAAATGGAGAATTCACCGAGGGTGTTGATCAGGCATCTGCTGAGGACCTAAATGCGTTGAATGATATGATGATCGCAGATGGTCTAACTAAAGAACAACGTGCGGCGGCATTAGGCGCGTTCGTAACAGAATCCGCTGGTCTAAATACACGGGCTCTTGGCGATGGTGGCAGATCGCTTGGACTGGCTCAATGGAATGGTTCTAGAAGAGATGGTCTGATGAGTTTTGCTGCGGCGGGCGGCGGTGATGGCGACCCATTCTCATTGGCTACACAGTACAGTTATGTGAAGCATGAAATGGGCATTGGTAATACAAGTCACATTGCTGGATTTGGCACTGAACGTAAGGCTGGAAACATGTTTAGCAATGCTACGACTTTAGATGGTGCTATGGCGGGCTTGAAGCAATATGAACGGTACGGCGTGGCTGGCCGTAGATACACATTGGCTCAACAATTTTACGGGATGCTACGATGATATCACATGGAACACATAAAGCGGAAGTACTTTCAAGTACTCACATTCGAGTAGGTGACATTGATGTGCCTTTCCAAACGCAAAATATGGTTGGTGCTACAATCAGCGTGTTGAGTAGCTTTGGTGGACAATTGATATTCTTGGAACAAGTAACTCCTGCGATGATGGATGAAGTTACAATTAGAAATGAACTTCGTCCCAAGTTTGTTATGCCTGCATCTGGAGTTGTTACTAGTGTGTTTGGTCCGCGCCGAGACCCAGTCTATGGCGGTGATGAATTCCACGATGGTATTGATATATCAGGACAAGAAGGTGACCTTATCTATTCAATAGATGAAGGTGGAGTTTGCCGTATTGATCAGGATCATATCTATGGCATATATGTGGAAATAGATCATGGTAATGGCATGAAATCCATTTACGGGCATTTGTCTGAAGTAAAGGTACAGCTTGGACCAATAGACAAAGGCCAGCTTGTTGGTCTAATGGGAAACACTGGTAAATCTAGTGGTCCGCATTTACATTTAGGACTAAATTACCATGGTAAATATTTGAACCCAAGAGTGTTCTATGGTAAGACACTTATGATGTTAGGTAACTCAGTTACCGCGCTTGAGGAGTCACTAGTTTGAGTGGGATGAAATCCGGTATATACAAGGCCATTGTCAAGGATAACACGGATAAAACCGGTAACGGTAGAGTTCGTCTTTATATTCCATCCTTAGGCGGTGATCCAACGGATGAAAATATCTGGTACACGGCAACGCCAATGAGTCCTCAGGCAGGCTCAACCAATCCTTATGAAAACACAAAAGGCGGCAAGACAGCTCAAGAGTCACAGGAGTCCTATGGTACTTGGGCAACAGGCTATCACAAGGAAAACGAACTATTGGTTACCTTCATGAATGGTGACCCTAAAAATCCTATTATTGTTGGTGCTTCGTTTGGGCAAAACATGACTCACTCCGTTGCAGGATATCCCGCAGGACGAAGCCATCAAGGTACGACCCGAGGAGTCCATCCGCCAACCGTGGAATACAACAAGCGGGATGAGGAAATTAATCCTAGAGCTCCTATAAGACCAAGGCGTGCTCTTCTATCCCAGCAGTTGAAAAAACAAGGCTTATACCGGGATGGTCAACGTGGACAGATGAGCACTTCTCCTCATAGGGATGAAGTCCCACAATTCTCTAGTATGAAGACACCTCGAGGCAATGCTTTCATAATGGATGATGGTAAACTAGATCCAAATGCTGGCTCTGGTCGAAATGAACGTGAATACTCACACACCTCAACTTCTCACGGATATATCCGCGCCAAAACATCACGTGGCGCACAACTTTACATTAATGACAATTGTGGGTTCGTTTACATGAACACTGCGGATGGTAATGCGTTTCTGCAAGTCGCTGATAATGCTATTTCCATGTATTCGGCTTCAAATATATCAATGAGAGCTAAAAGCAGCTTCAGTCTACGAGTCGATGGTAATTACAACCTAGAAGTCCTTGGCACAACTACGATGAAAGCTACTGGTAAATTTGCTATCAATAGTACTGGTGACTTCAACATCCATGATAATGGCAGCGGCGTCACAATGAATACTGCCGGGGATTACAATGTAAAATCTGGTGAGAATCTTAGCTTGGAGGCAGGTGGGGATCATTCTGAAAAGGCCGGTGGTAACATTGTTGAGGACTCCGGTGGCAATCTACATGAGAATACCGTGACTCCGGCTGCGGTCGCTGATGCAATGGAAATCATACCCGCTTCAGCCACGGATCGAGCACCGGCAGGTTGTAATGCACAAGGACAAACAGATTCTTCGCTACCAAGTGGTTCTATGGTTACCCATGAGCCTACTTCAACCCATGGAGGTTCTTGTGGTTATGACGGTGGTGCGCCAGGACTAAATTGTGGACCTTCAGTTGATCAGGAACTAGGTGATGGTACTACCTCAAGTAGTGATGCAAATCCACCAGACGAATGCGGTAACGCCGAAGAAGGTGAACAAGATGACCCACAGGCTCTCAATGAAGAAGCAATGGCTGAAGAAGAGGGTCATGATGAGGAAGGTCACGACCACGATCATGATGCAGAATTTGTCGAAGGGGCAAGAAATCCAAACCTTGACAATGTGAACCCTGAACTAGTTGATAAAGTGCGGGCTGCTTCTTCCGAAGTTGGCATGGACGAGATACCATTTAACAGTGGTACTCGAGACACGGGTCACAATGCTTCGGTCGGCGGCGCCTCTGGATCACAGCATCTTCCAGTTAATGGTGTAGGCAATGCTATTGACATTGGTGTTGGTCATATGAGTCAACAACAGCGCATCAACTACATTCAAGCTCTAGCGGATCAAGGTATTACTGGTATTGGTGTCTATAACAATGCAATACACGCGGATCTACGTAATGGGCCAAAGGCCGCGTGGGGGCCTAACTATTCATATTCATCGACTCCGTCTTGGGCAAGAGATGTATTGATTCGAAATGGCTATAACGTAGGAAAACCAGGATTCTAAAATGGCAGACACAGTAGTAAATTCAGGCATATCCAACGCAGGTACTTCATGGCGATTGTTCTCAACCGGTAATGTTGAAATGACATTCGTCACAGGTGCTACGACAATTATCAACCCGGGTGTTTTGGGTCTAACACTAGAAGAAGCCATTGCTAGCTTCGAAGGTCAATTACAGGCATTAACCCCTGCGGTCCAGATAACTGATCAAGAATATTTGGATCTTATTGAGGACATTCTAGGTGGGCTTCCCACGTACAGTCCGGATACAGATCTATCACCTGATGCAGGATTACGTATTGGTATTGCTTTGCTACCAATGTTTATGACCCTTAGCAGTAAAGGCCTACAGAATTTAACTTCGCTATTGGGGTTCTTCCCTATTCCGGTTCTAAATAGTTTGAATCAATGGGTAGTAGGTTTCCAGCATGTGATTCGGGATGATGAACTTCCCTTCTACAACTCATTCCCAATGAGCATTCCTCAGGCTATCCAAATTCTGCTTAGCCAAATAGCAAATGTATTCCAACCTCTTCTACAGAACCTTATCAGAGTACCGCTTACTCAGGGCCAGTTTGATGCCTTGTTGGGTTCGGCAATTGCTATGGGGCCGACCCGTTTTGCTAATTCCGGAATACCTGGTAGAGTTAATGCTGGAGACTTTCCCGCGGCAGCAGAAATCCGTGAATGCTATAACAGCACGAATGGCGATTACGATCCAGCAAAAGGTTTCGCCGCCAACACCCAAAGCATGGGCATTCAACAAACCACAGACACTGAAGGTGCAAATACAATCGCAGATCCAAGTCTAGCTAATGTGGTTGAAGGTCCTGCAAGTGGTTCCAATGCCGCGTTACATGAACCTGCTCCCGGCATGGTTGACGCCATTAATAGTGCAGCTCAAGGTTCAACTAGCATGAGCCCAGAACAGGCCGCAGCCGCCTTGTATGGATTTTCTCATGCTGAATCCGGCCTGGGTAATCAAGTAGAAGCAAGTGGCTCCACTGCGGCCGGACCATACCATTATACCCAAGGAACCTGGCTTGAATATGTAAAAAATTATGGTAATGATGTTCCTGGACTATCTCAGTATTCAGCAGCTCTTAAGAATAATCCTACCACAGCGCTTAAGAGTCAAGTTCTGGATCTAAGATATGATCCCGTCTTGAGTTCTAAGTTAACTGTCGCGGCGATTGATCGCTATTACATGCCAACACTTCGCAATAATGGGTTAGAGCCAACACTTGGTGGACTTTGGAATGTCCACTATTTGCCTGGTTCAATTAGATCCAATTATGCTAACCAACACAATTGGGGTGCAGTGAACACGGGTTGGACCTACGCTAGCCGATACTACAGATAACCTAGCACTTAATTTACGTACCAATAAATACAATAAAATAGATTGGTACCGTGGCATGGTTGGAAAATATTTCGTAGGTTATTCTACCACAGGCGTGAAAAATCCTGGGTCAGTTAGATTCTATGACATTGATATCGTTAAACGCGATTTAATGAATCATTTCATGACTAGGCGCGGTGAACGACTAATGCAGCCCAATTACGGTTGTATTGTTTGGGACCTTCTGTTCGAGCCATACGAGGGCTCCACTAGAGATCGTATTGTCAACGATTGTAAACGAATTATCAATGCCGATGCCCGCGTAAAACTCGTGGACATGACCATCAATGAATATGAACATGGCCTTGGCGTCGCATTCCTATTGGATTTTGAACCAGATGGCGTGCGCGATAGTTTGTTTTTGGCTTTTAGAAAGAGCCTAACCAATGACAGTAACAACACAATTATAGAAGATGAGGGTAATATCTAATGTCACAGTCCGTACGCCAATCGAATCTTTTCGCCGCCGAGGATTGGCGCAAGATATACCGGGCTTTCACCCAGGTTAACTTCAATGCTTATGACTTCAACAGCATCAAGTTGGCGTTGGTTGAATACCTACGTAGAAATTACCCTGAAGATTTCAATGATTATATTGATACCAGTGAATTCATAGCAATCATAGATATGATTGCTTACTTGGGGCAGTCCTTGGCATTCCGAATGGACATGAACTCCCAAGAAAACTTTATTGATACTGCCAACCGTAGA